CCTGAATACCGAACTGACCAGCACCACCGTTTTGGGTATCGTTAAAGGCGACCGGTGGTCGTGAACCATGACAAAGGGAAACACACGATGAAACGATTGTTGATGACCACGGCCATCGTCACCGGGGTCGGGGCGCTTTCGTCTCGGCGACCCTGACCCCGGCTCCGGTTCTTTATGTAAACAGTGAAAAGGTCAAACAGATGCAATCGACAGAAACCACGATCCGCTACAGCCTCATCAGGACAGGCGGCAAAAGCGAAGACGGCCACTACGATATCCTCCGCCACGAGCCCGGTTGCACCGATGAGATCCTGGCGCGCGGAGCGACATTCGGTTCCGCCACGGCGATCGTGAAGGCGTTGAACGCGGAGCTGGGCTCGTGAACCACTCCCTCGCCTGGCACTGGCATTTCAGACGCAGCCGCTCCCGACTCTGGAGCGGCGCCTGGGGCTGGATCACCGACGCCACCGTCGTTGTTACCGTGGTCAGTGTGTTCCTGTGGCTGGTGGCGACGTTATGATGGACTTTCTGTTCGGTGCGATCGTGGTCCCGATCATCCTGATCATCATACTCAACGTGGTTGATTGACGTAGTCCAGCAACCCCGGCACGACCGGCGGCGCGAGGCGTAGCGGGCTGGTTCTCGGGTTGAGTGAGTTCTCCACCATGGACTGGCCCACCGCCGGGCTCCGTATCAGGCCCTGGGCGGCGCGATTGGCCGCGAGGGTCGCGAGTGTCCCCGCCGGGATGAGAGGGTTGACGAGTGCTCCGGCGGCGCCTCCGCCCGTGACAAGGCCCATGATCACATTGCGCGCGGCGGTTCCGCTGTCGGCCGCCTTGCCGAAGAATATCTGCCCGCCGTAGGCGAGGTCGCCCAGCTTGCCGCCGCCGGTGTAGGCGAGACCATCATTTGAGCCATCGAACCTGCGGGACTGCGCCCGCACCCGCTCCAGCAGGCCGTTCGGCTCGATGTCTCCGGTCAGTCCTTTTTGCTCGACCATGGGCTGTACGGTCTTCATCACGCGATACTGATGACGAAGGGTTCGCACCAACTCCTTGTCTCCAGGCGCCGCCGCGCGCTGGAAGGCATCATCTAGCGCGTTCTTCACTTTCAGCGCGAACGCCGAGACGGTCGGATCGGCGTGGCGGACCGCCAGGTCGAGCGGTCCATCGGTCTGCACCAGGTTCTGGTAAGCCTCCCCACCCATCTTGCCGTTACCCTTTTTGAAGGCGCCCAGAACATCCTGGACCGCTGCTTCAACCGGGTTTTTCTGTGCTTCCGTCAGCCGGAATCGGTCTATCTCCGGCGCGATATCGGCGATCGATTTGTAGAACGCATCATCGGCCTTCACGGTGGTCCGATCAGCGATGGCGCTCATGCCAGCGCCAATACGCCCTTGCGCGCGATCCATGACGGCGTGGGTGATGCCGTTGAAGGAGGAATTTGTCCCCGGCAACGCCTCCCCCATCTCATTGGCGAGGGCCTTTTGCCATTGCAGCCGCGCCTCCGCGATCCGGTTTCCCGCGCCGGAGAACGGCAGCTTGCCCGCCTGGTCCGCCATCAGCCGGTAGGTTGGGTTTTGGGTCAGCTGCGTTGGGTCCAGTTTGATCCCGTATTGGGTGATGAAACGATCCGCCAGCGGCGCGATATCTTCATTCACCATCCCCGGCAGCTTCCCGATCGCCGCCTTCGCGGGGTAGCCCAGCACCTTCAGGGCCGACGCCATGGCCGGATTGGCGAGCGCGCCGGTGGCGGCGCCTTCACCCACCTGGGGCAGGAGCGGTTTCGAGGGATCGGCCTCGATGGCCGCCGTGGCTCCGCCCAGCTCGCCGCCTTGCAGCGCCAGTGACGTGCCTCGGGTCGCCAGCCGCGCCGGCAGCGACGCGCCTTTGGCCGCCTCGGCGGTGCCGCCCAGATACTCCAGCGCCCGAGAGACGCCGGGGATGGACGCCGCCCCCGTGCGGCCGATCAATGTCGTCAGCGCGCCACCGAGGCGTGTCAAAGGGCCTCCGTAGACGAGGCCCGCGCCGAGACCCTTTCCGATCGTCGAGCTGGTGCTGTCCGGGTAGTTGTTCGGGTTCGACTGGTATTCTTTGGCGCGTCGCGTGATGTCGGCCCTGATCTCTTCCGGGGAGGTCAGGGCGCCGGTAACACTCGATGGCAGGATCGCCCCTCCGAGCCGCGCCAGTTTCTCCGCGCCTTGGTCGATGGCACCGCGCGCGCCTTCGCCCACGGCGGTCAGGAATGGCGCCTCGACCGGCTTATCGAAGAGCGGTTGCGGCCCGCTCGTCCCCGGCCAGTGCGGCGCCGTCGGGGTCAGGTTCGGGACGATGTTGTCCCTTATCGCGGAGAGGGCATTACCAATCATACTCCGCTCTACCGGCCTGCCACCCTGGTAAGCCGTCTTCAACGGGCTGGCGACCGCGCCTGGGTCATACTCCTCGGCCGCCGGGGTGGAGGCTCCACCCTGGGGGCCGAATGGGACGGAACTCGCGCCGGGATCCCAGTCGTCCGCCATTCGCGTTTTCCTATTTCAACAACAGCAGGGAGCCATCAGGCTGGCGGACAAGCATGTTCTGTTTCACACTGTTCTCTCTCGCCCATTTGGCCCGCGCGGCTTTCGCTTCCGGTGTTTGTTCAGCCCATACAGCGGCGACTTCCGGCGTCATTCGCGGCACGATCGGATGTTTCGCGTCCATGATCTCGCGCGTCTTCTCCAGCGCCGTGCCTGAATCCATGTTGGGCCGCGCCATCTGCTCCTGGTAGATCGTGTTGAACCGCATCTTGGCTCGCGCCGCCTGTTGCAGGTATCGGATCACCGCCGTTCGCGTGGCCTGGTCCTCGTAAAGAGAAGGCCCCTGGCTCTCGATGAAGCTCAGATCTCGATCGGACAAAGCGCCCATCTGTACGCCCGCCCGTAGCTGCGTGATCGCGCCGGAGATCCCGCTCTGCAACATCTGGATCGGTCCAGCGTCGCCTTTGGAGGCAATACCGATGTTCGCCAGGTGATTAAGCAGTGTCGTACCGCCGTATTTGATGTTGGCGAGGCTTTGCAGCGTGGTGTTCTTGTCGCCGACGTTATCCGACAGGGCATGCAGCCCTTCCAGGCTCTGCACCTGGCCCGCCGCCGCCACGGCATCTTTACCGATCATGTCCCGAACTATTTTATTGCTCTCAACGAACGACCCCTCTCGGGTGTTGAGGCGGCTTATCTCGCCTTCTTTCTCTTTCAGTGTCATGGCCTGAGAGTGCGCCTGCTGCGCCGCCGCCGCTTTGTCGTATTTATCAGCCTCTTTTTCGTAACGTGTCTGGATTCGAGTGTCCTGCTCCTTGTCATAAGCTGATCTCTTGACCGCCGCGTCCTGGGCCTTACTCGCCATCTCCTCCTGGAGCTTCGCCTCCAGGGCGGCGCGATCCTCGATTATCTTGGTCCCCTCTGGCCCCTGCGCCGCCGCTGGCAGGTTCGGGCGGTTGGCGATCCGCTGTTGAATGCCGCGCCGCGCCGCGTCGAACGCCGCCTGCCGCGCGGGTGAGAGATTCGGATTGAAGTCCTCGGTGGCGGGCGGCGGGACATACTCACGCGCGCGGAACTCGGAATAAGAGCCAGGGTGCGGGATGACGACGCCACCCTCTATCTTGATGGGCGGGTATTGCGCCGCTGTCGTCGGCTGCTGCCCGCCCGCCTGCGCGGTGACGACGGCGCCAGGCTGGCGGACCAGGGGGTTGGCCTGGGCATTGGCCATGCCGGCCTCGATATCGGTGACATCAGCGGCGGAACGGGCGGCGGCGGCGGGCGGCAGGGTCGGGATGACGCCGGAGGTTGGCGATCCAACATCTCTTCCCGCGACCTGCACGGCGCCTTCCTCTGGACCCTGGGCCGTCTGGGCGGGCGCGGTGGTGGCCAGTGGTGGCTCCGGGGCCACCGGAAGGCCACCGGCCTTCGGCGCGGGGGCCTGCCCCGGCGGCGCCTTTGGGGGAGCGGCGGCGGTTCCGGGAGCGGAAGGCGCGGCACGCGCGCCGGCGAGAGCACCGATCGTTTGATTGCTATCGAGATTACCGAACTGGTCCCGCAACAACTTCTGTGTGCGCGGGCCGAACGCGGACAACGGGATGACCGAGGCGACGGCGGCCTGCACCTCTTTCGGCGCCTTCATTGGGGTAGAGTATTGAGCGGGATCGACGCCGGCCTGCTTCGCGTAGCGGCGCCACGTCCCTGGATTGATCTGGTAGTGGCCCTGACTGATCTCGTCGGGGTTGCCGCCCTGCGCCAGGGTCTTCCCTTTACTGTCGCTGTCCACCCGGCTGACGATGTTCTGGTCGTTGCTCTCGATGACCGCCAGCGCGGCCATGAACGGCCCGCCGATCGACCCGCCAGAGCCGATATTGGTCCCCGGCGTCACTTCACCGCTCAGTAGTTTCTGCGTATTCGCCGAGCCCGTCAGTTGCTGCTGCAACGACAACAACGGCAGCGCCGCCTGCAGCTTCTTCAGATCCGCGTGCTGGCTCTCGACGGCGTAGTTCTGCCTTGCCGCCAGCATCCCCATGGCCTGCCGCGCGGTGGTGTCGTAACCGCGTTCCGCCGCCTGGAAGCCCTGTGCCAGGTTCGACCCGAGGGTCTGCCCCGGAACATAATGCGAGGCGGCCATCAGTCCGGTGCCGAACCGCGACAGCGATTGCAGGCCCGCCTGTTCCCGCTCCTTTGGCGACAGCGCGCCGAGGGCGCCGGGGCCGGGTGAGCCGGCCGCCTCTCCAAGCAGGGAGATGCCGTGGCGCAGGCCGCCCCAGAAACCGCTGGTATCGACCGGCGTCTGGTCCGGCCGGACATCCGGCAGGCCCTGCCCGACACGCAGCAGGGTGAGGTATTTGTTGATCTGCTCCGGTGTCAGACCGGAAACATCGGGTGTGGCGGTATCAGCTGTCGCGTCGGCCATGGCTTATACCCCCAACAGGCCGAGCGGCCGCGGTTTGGGTTGTGGCGGTCCTCCCGCGACCACCGGACCGTGCGCCGCCTGCTGATACAGCATCTGTTTTTCGGCCAGCATGTTTAGCAATTCGCGGATGTCCATCGCCCGCCCGTGGCCGATCGAGGACTGCGGTGTCTGTATTTGTGGTGGCGCGAGGGAGGGGATCGTGCCGGGGTTCTTGGTGATGTCATCCTGTCCACCGCCCGCGCTGAATGTCTTCGCCGCGTCGGCCCAGTTGACGCCGGGGCCACTACCGCCCCAGGTGCCGCTGTCGATCGGGCCACCCATGGTGCCCGTGGTGGCGGGTGCGATGTCGCCCCATGCAGCGTCGGTGAATGCCATGACCCGCTCCTACATCGCCGCCACTGATGCGCCCGTGCTGGCCAGTTTCGACGCCATGCCAACATACGAGCCGATGGTGTTGAGCAGGCCGGGGTCGGTCTTCTGCGTGTTCTGGCCCCAACCCTGGCTGGTCGAGGTGGTGCCGTAAGGCACCGCGCCGAGCGATCCGAGCAGCGTGTAGAGGTTCTGGTAGGGCTGCTGATACTGCGCCGCCCAGTTGCCCATCTGCTCGTCGATCAGTTGCTGCTGATACTGCTGCTGCGAGGTCCCCGCCGCCTGGAGACCGGCGGTCTGCTGCTGGTTGAGGTTCGCCTGCGTGACCGCCTGACCCGGCAGTTGCTGCGCCGAGAGCAAACCGGCCGCGAGGTTCTGGTTGCCGATGCCCTGACCGGCCGCCTGGGCGCTCTGGTAGCCCGCCTGACCCATGCCCGCGAGGCCGGTGGCGGCGTTGTAGCCCTGCTGTCCCGCCTGCGTGGCGAGCCCATAGGCGGGCGTCAGCGCCTGTCCCCAGCCCTGGTTGAGCAGGTTGCCGATCTGCTGCTGGGTGCCGAGTTGGATCGCCGCGTCCGACGCGCCCTCGGCGACGCCCTGGCGGGAGCCGCCGAACGCGCCGACGTTATTGGCCTGACCCGCGATCTGCTGGCGCGCGATCTGGCGCTGCTGCTCGCCCGCCTGGATCATCGGATCGATGACGCTTTGCTGATACGGCGACATGAGTTGCTGGGCGTTCGAGCCAACCTGCCCCGCCGTCGCCGGCCCGCCCTGGAGATAGCCGCCCAGCAGCCCCTGCGCCGGGTTCATCACGTTCTGCTGGTAATTGCCGTAGAGTTGGTTCGACAGGTCGTTGATCCCGCCCGCCGTCTGCGGCGCGGCCTGTCCGATCAGGTTGCCCCAGGCGCCGGCGGCCTGGGCGAAGGCGGGATTGGCCGAGCCTTGTTGCGCCTGGATCTGGTTGTAAGCCTGTTGCGTGAGGGGCGACTGACCGGCGACCTGCTCGCCCTGGTAGTAAGGCGTCGGCGTCTGGTTGCTCAAAGCGACGGAGCGGTTGACCGCCTCCTGGGAGGCGTTGCTCAACCAGTCCGGGAGCTGCGTGCTGGAGTTGCTCGACTGCTGGGTCGATGTGGTCTGTGAGCCGCCTTTAGCCACGGGCCTGTTCCTCTCCGGTCAACGGCTTCCAGAAGTTCGCCAGATGCCACGGGCGCCAGCCTTCTCGCGCCAGTATGGGTTCCCACTTCGGCAGGCCGCAGGCCGCCGCCATGGTGCAACCCTCGGCCACGCCCCAGGCATCGATCTCCGTTTGCAAATCGAGGCAGTCGCGCAGCCTCCCGGAGACCAGCCAGTAGTTGAGCACGCGGCGGCGCGGAGACGCCTGGACCTCGGTGATGACCGTTCCGTCGCCGCGCTCCCAGTACTGGGCTTTACCGGCGCGCACGAGATCGATCACGTCGGCGACCGCGTGCGTGCCTCCGTCCGAGGTGAGAGCCTTCTCGAACCGCGCGCGTTTCTCTTCAGGTGATAACATTCAGGTAACGATACGATCCAGCAGCATCGATCCCATCGGCGTCACCCGGATGCGCCACACGCTGCCATCAGTCGCGCGGATGTTGACCGCGTCGAAGGTCGGAATGGGGTCTGGGGACGGAGCGGGAATGACCGGGGGATGCGCGAGAGCGAACGGCTCTGGGGTGGATCGTTTTGGGAGGGTCATATTCTTGGGACCTGTTCCGTATGGAGAACGCCAGCGTCATCTACCGTTAAACGATAAGTCGAGCCATCCGGCGCGATGAGCCCCACGAACCGGAAGGCCGGCCCCGCCAGACCGGCATTGGCTTTCCGATTCAGTTCGGTGGCGATGGCCGCCAGCCGCTGGTCGAGATCGCCGCCCTCGGGAACGGTGAACGGCGCGGGCGGGCGGGAGACGGGACGAACGCTCATCGACGGCCACCGCCTTTCATCTCCAGCCGCGGGCGGCCAACGGCCCAGGGGCCATCGGCGGTTGCTTCCATCCTCATGCGAACGGAACGGCCTGAGAAACGCATATCCATGAGCCCGCCATGGATGACGGTGTAGAGACCGGTGTCATACTCGCTCTCGACATCGTGCGGCTGCTCGCGCGGGAAGAAACGATAGCCCAGGACATCCGGCGGGCCATCGGCGTCGAAGACGAGTTGTTTCACGTGAAAGCGTTTATCGCCCTCGCCGGCGACGATGTCGCCGCTCTCGGCGTAGATCAGGCCGAGGGGCGCGCGGGGGATGCCGTTCTCGGTCCAGCCGTATTCGTGGAGATAGAGGCCGCCCCCGGCGCCCAGCGGGCCACCAAGGACCGGATAATCCATCGTCCCCGAGGGGTCCGCCGCCGTGCGCTCGCGCACGCCGATCGTCCATGGATGCGCCGGGTCGGCGAAATTGAGCGCGATATAACGGTTGGTGTCGAGCGACCCCTCATCCGGCCAGTCCCACCAGAGTTCGGTGAAGGCGGGATTGGGACTACCGAAAACACGACCGGCCATGTCCCGGTTGACGAGACTGTAGAACCAGTCCTGCACCGGGCACGGCAGGGGTTGGACATTTCCCTGATAGGACCAGAAGGTCTGCGTGCCGGGCCAGGCGTAAAACGAACCGATGCCGACCACGGCGCGGAGCGAGACCGGCCCGCAGCCGGTGGCGATCTGACTGATGCCGTAAGCGTAAGGCGCGCCGACGTAGACCATCTTGTGGCAGTCGTTGGCCGTGAAGATCAGGATGCCGTCCGAGACCTTCACCGCCGTCATCGCGTAGGACTGCGTGACCAGCATCTTGTCGCCGGCGAGGTTGGTCACATCGGGCGTCCAGGTATTCGGGTCTTCCTGATCGCTCCAGGCGATGCGGCGTGGGTCGCCACCAGCGGCGAGCAGCACCACATGGCGTTGGTCGGTAACGATCACACCGCGGTTCTGGTCGGGCGCGCCCGCCACGATGACGGGCAACACCGTTGGCGTGAGCGGAGTCCAACGATACAGCTGGCCATCCTGGGTTGGCACCACCAGCAGATCCTCGCCGAACGTATCCATCGACCAACGATCGCCCATCGTCGCGGCGATATCGGAAACCCCGATATCACCCGAGGTGCGCGTCGTGCCGTAAGCCTCCTCACCATAGTCCCCGCGGCCGTAGCCGGTGGTGGACGTGCCAGGCGGATCGAGCGGGCCGACGCCCACCGGCGTGATGTCGGTGAGAACCTGGGTATCGAAGCGGTAGGCGAACAGTTTACCGTCGGTGCCGATAGCGGCCCAGCGCACGCCCGCGTTGTCGTGCCACGTCAGCATGTCGCGCGGGAGGTCGGGGAAGACGGCGTTGACCAGAGCGACGTTGCCGCCGATCGGTTGTAACTGCCCGCCGCGGAAGCGGACCATGTTGGTGTCATACCATTTTCCCGGCGTCGCTTCCGGCGTGGCGTTCCTGAACACGCCTGGGGGAGGGGCCTGGGCGACGCGGGGCATTTAGTGCGGGCCGCGCGACGGCGCCGACAGCATCCTGGCGCGCGGTGTCTCGAACAGCGCCCGCAGCGCGGCGATCTCTTCGCGCAGCGCCTCGATCTCAGCGTGCGTGTCGGGTGAGGTTGGCGCGGGAGCGATATCAGACGCGGACAATACCGCTGCCTCCTGGCCGGCATAAATGATCTTGGTGACCACCAGGAACGGGTTGAGCACGGTCAACGGCACACCACCGCCACCGAGGCTGACGTTGTGGGCGTGGATGCCGTCGTCGTAGAGGGGATGCGTGTGATTGGCGGCCGCCGTGATCGTGTGCGCGTGACTACCATCGCCAATGACGACAAGGCCGAGGTTGCCGATGGCCGCCGTCGTGATGTTGTGCGCGTGGATGCCCGCCGGGTCGGTCTGCTGAGCGGTGATGGTGATCTGAGCGGCGGACGATCCGGCTACCCATTCACCAGGGTTGTGTTGAGTCTGAATATAGCCGTGCGTGTGACTGCCCTGACTATCGGTCGTGCCCGTGTGGACGTGGTTTGGCAGATACGAGCCGGCGTGTGAGTGAAAGCCTTGCTCATCCATCGTATGCGCGTGCGCGCCGCCGCCCGCTGTCGCGGCGGTATGATTGTGGTTGCCCTGGCTGTCGGTCACGAGATTATAGGCGGGCAGGTTCGTCTGCGTGATCGGGCTGTAGATGAAGCCCTGCATCTGGGTGAACCCGAACCCGTAGGCGAAGCCGCCCTGGTCCGTCACCGTGCCGGGACCGAGCAACGAACGGCCGGCGGTGGGCGGTAGCCTGAATGTCGTGGAGCCATCGCCGCTGCCCCAGTAGGTCCCGATGACCGCGAACAGCTTTGAGTATGTCGTCCTCGAAACGATCCGGCCATCGCAAATGAGCCAACCGGATGGCGCGATGGGGCCGGCGAAGTCAGCGATGATGCCGATCTGGCAAAACTGGGAGACAAACTGGTCGATGATGTCCCAGTTAACGTTAGTTTTACTACCCCACGTATCCCGAGATGCGCCAATTTCCGGTTTTGTTAGCGCCAGGTTGGTAGTATAACTATCAGCCATTTGATGCGGCCCCCTCCGCTTTCAGACGATCCCGCCTTCTCGCGTTGCTGTCCAGAATACACTGCTTACACGAACGACTAATCGTGTTGTCATGTTTATGTAGATAAGTATTCTCTGTCGTATATTCGTGCCCGCGCCGACAATGCGTCTTATTGGCGTTACCGTGCCTGCCCTTGGCTACCATGTCCAAGATATTATCGACCTGCGCTCCAATAAACAGATGGTCGGGATTTACACACGAAGGAACATCACACCGATGACAGACAACCAACCCTTTGGGGATGGCGCCATTGGCTTCCGCCCAGATAACGCGGTGCATCGATATATGCTTGTTGGCGACAATCATCTTTGGATAGCCGCGACCATCTACCTGACCATCCCATAACCAGCAGCCGGTATTAGGCTCTGGCACGGCATGGTCGCGCCAGTCGCGGCTGTAGATGGTCCGCGACATCCTATTTAACTCCCGCCGGTGGGTTGTTGGCGGTGTTGGTCACGCCTGTCGGTGCGTCGGAAGAGTCGTCGGTCACCGCCACATACCAGCCCGCACCGGTCGGCAGCATGACCCGCCAGCCGGCGATGCCCTTGGTGCGATTATATCCCATCCTGAGCACCCAGTCCCTGTAGGTGCCGTAGGAATACCCGGTGTGGGGACGGTTGGTCTGCGGCGCGTAAGGCGCCTGGAAGCCCTGCACGTTGATGCCGTTGCAGGCGCGCCATTGCGGGTTGCCGGTCGGTGTCTGCGTCATCTGTCCCGCTGTTGATGGCATGGCTTACTCTCCTTTATTCCGCCGCCGCGCCGGCGACACGCATGGGGGCCGGCGCCTGTTGTTTCGCGCACTGATTCTGGATCTCGGAGATGAGTGGCGCGCTGACACGATACGGCGCGTCGGCCAGCACGCGCATGATCATCTCCCAGGACTGGGCCTCAAGGGTCACGGCAATGCGATCGGTCGGTGTCATGTGCTGCTGTCCGTCAGAATCCCGTAGGAGGCCAATACCGTCAGAAGGCTCGCCAGGGCGGCATTGGCTCCCTTCGATCCCGTCACGGCGGGCTTCGCCGCCACCGCCGACGCCTGCGTGCCCCACAGGCCGATGCTCTTGGCGGCGGTCACGCCCGCTGGTCCCATCGCGGCGTAGGCGGGTTGCAGCACACCCGCGCCATCGGTGCTGATGAACGCGCAACCAATCTGGCCGGTAACGAAATCGACCTCCTGAAATGTCGATCGGTTGCGCCCGATGGTGAGGCCGTGGATATCGTAACCCGTGTTGGTGGCTGAGAGATCGCTGCCGGGGCCGTAGGCGATGACGGTCGCCGGGGCCAGATCGACCGTTCCGCCGGGAAATTGATTGTATGGCTCGGAGACGCCGAACATCGTGCCGGACGGGGTCTGGTAGACGAGCGCGCCGCTTCGCACGAACGACGAGAACCCCATCCAGTGTTTGTTACGCGCGGCGACGGTGGACGCCCCGGTGAAGTCAATCGCCTGATCGGACGCGATACGGATCGCGGCGGCGCCGGTTCCGAACGCCAGTTGCGTCGTGTCGAGAAACGCACCCGTGACGAGGAGATCGGCGCCACCGACAACGACATCCATCGCCGCGCCCGTGCCGCCGAAGAAGATGCCGGTGGAGATCGACAGATTGTAATGCGCGCCGAACGTCCAGATGGCCGTCCCATCGGTGATGCGCGGCGCGGCGTAGCATCCGACCGCCGTCGTGATGCTGGCCGATCCCGTTACCGCCACGGTGTAGTTGCCCGCCCCGCCCGCCGGGCCGCTGCTCTGCCCGGTGATCTGGATGGTCGCGATCGTGCCGCCGAGGACGACATACATGCCCGTGGCGAGCGTGCCGGAGGCGACCGACGTGACCGCCATCGTTCCCGCGCCACCATTGATCGTGGCGACGAACGCGACCGGTGCGGGCCATGTCGGCTGCGTGCCGCCGGTCGTGCCACTTTGCACGCAATACCAGCAGTATTGCACGGTCGCGACGGTGACGACGATCACCGAGGCCGGGCCGCCGCCGGTCTGCGTCGTGGCCTTGGCTGTCACGGCTTTCGATGCCGTCCATGGCGATTGCGTCATGCGCTTATTCGCGAACAGGGAATTGATGCGATTTCGCGCCGCCGGTTTGCCGTAATTCGGATCGTGCGGCGGAATGTCGTAGCCGTTGCCCTCGATATTATACTCGTTCCATTGCGCGAACGACTGTGGAACGCGCCCGGTGAAGTCCTGGTTGTCGATGACGATGCCCCAGGTCGATGTCTGGCCGTATTTCGCTACCGCGATCGACAGCGGAATGTCGTAACTGGAGGATGGGCTCATGCCGTAGCTGGACATCAGCAGCGCCAGCGCGCCCGTGTTGCCCGTCGCCGTGGGACCGGAAAAGCCCTGGGCGTAGAGCGCGGTGTATTGCTGGTAGTTTCCGCTGAAAGGTCCGGGGAAATTGGCGCACTGGTTGATGTACTGGAAATAGGCCGGGTAAGCATTGAAGCTCGTGATGTTCTTGTCGGTCCTCGTCGAGTTGAAGCCGTTATGAGCCAGCGTCCACTTAACATCACCATCAGTGGCGGCGATTTTGTTCAGCGACGGGAGCTGGATGTTGCCCGCCATGATGCCCCCGGCGAGCAGCAAATAAGGCCCGCCGGTCATCGCCACCACCTGCTGCAACGGCACCGCGTGAAGCGACGAGGTCGCGGTGCCCGGCAGCGTTATCGGCCCGCTCATCACCCCGCCGGCGATCGGCAGGAAGGGGCCACCGCCCGTGCCGACAGCCGCGTCCAGGATATCGGCGTTGGCGTTCAGGTGATCGCCCCAGGCCGCTTCATCGGCGTTCACCGTCGGCTTGTACAACCCAAGGTTAGGCGTCGTGGTGTATTCGCTCATGCCGCCCTCGCCCACGCACCAGCGGGACAGTCGGGCGGCGGCGCCCACACGCCAGAGGAACAGTCGCCCGGCGACAGCCAACCCCCCGCCGCGCAGGCGTGCTGGTCATCGAATACCCGCTCCAGTGGCACGCCACCAGCCGCGCCGTAGCCCTCGGGGCCGAACGCGCCCATGGCCATCACGCCACGGAACGGGATGTCGTAGCCGCGCTCGCTAAATACCCCAGGCGTGCCATCGGCGGCGCCGAGGCCACGCGCGCCGAACACGCCATGCGCGATGGCTGGCCCGTAAACCTTCCTGGCGGCGTAGACCGACGTGCCGAATTTCCCCGTCCCAAAGGCACGGGCCGCCCGGGTCAACACCATGCTGATGCCGGAAGCGGGTATGCGGGCGATATCATACTGGCGGATCTCGATCGGCGTGACGGTCGGCAAGGTGGCGATGAGCGTGCCACTGGTCACGGCATCATAGAGCAACACCGTGTCGATGACGCCCCAGGAGGCGGTGGCGACCGGCCACTGGATCGAGGCAAGGTTGCACAGCGTGGCGCCATCGACGGCGGTGGCGAGCGTCGTGGGCCGCCGCGTGTAGCCGGGGGTGGTGACCTCGGCGCCGCCGATGGCGAGGGCGACGGATGCGATCATGTCGTGCTGTCCGTGATGAGACCAAACCCGGCCAGCGTGGTCAGCAGCGACGCCAGCGCCGCGTTGCCGGCCTTGGCGCCCGTCACGGCGGCGGGAGGCAATCCACTATTCGTTCCGGCGGCGTTTCCCGTCAGCAAATTAGATGGATCGACCCAAACTCCCGACGGAGGCAAGCCAAGATACTGAATACCCCACTGCTGCGTCTTACCCGAGGTCCGCGTATCGGTGATGACGTTATTCGCGATCCGAATGTTCTTGATCGGCGTGGTGACACCGTTGATGCCAATGCCTATCCCGCCGCCATTGTCCGTGATGACGTTTCCGATGATCGCGATGTCCTCGGCGGGGAGCGGTGTCGTGTCGGAGTTGGCGAACAAAGCGATGCCTGATGCCCAACAATTCCGAATGGCGTTGCCGGCGATGGCGACTTTCCTGACGCCAGGAAGGTCGAACCCGTTGCCCGACATTTTATTGATGGTGTTGCCCGTGATCATGACATCCGTGCAGGTATAAGCGAACACCGACGACGGATAATCCGGATACGAAACACTGTCTTGCTGCAACACAACCTGCATCATGATGTTGCCGATAATCTGAACGTCATGAATAAAACCGAGATTGATGCAATCAAGACCCACGTCGGAAAACAGGCAATCGATGACCTTGGTCCTGAACCCCCAGGTCACGTTGTCCCCGTTGGTATTGCTGAACGCCTGTTTGCGATCGGCCGCGAGCCCCGTGGTCTTCCAGTGGTTCCCAATATTATTGAAGACGCACCCCCGTGCCGTCAGGTCGTTGTTACCGGAGCCGTTGAACGCGACCCCGCGCGTGTTCTGAAACGTCACCTGATCAAGCGTCAGGCCGCTCACTCGATATGCCTGCGCGATAATGCCGCCGTTCGCGAAGTCCTGGCCGCCGCCGTCGAAGGTCAGACCGTGGACGTGCATGTTCGCGGTGTTGGCCGTCTCGAACAACATGATCGGCGCGACGCTGGTCGCCGTTGGCGCGAGCGTCACCGTGCCTGGATATGCCCACCACGTTTGATTCGATGCTGGTAAGACTGAACGAGACAGCAACAATTTCGTGGGTGATGGCGGGAAGTATAGCACCGAACCGGCGCCGCCTAGTGTGGCGACAGCCTGCAGCGCGGCGTAGTCGTCCGTGACGCCGTCCATCATCACGCCATGAGAAAGGACGTTGAACGTGTTCGCCTGCCCGCCCGCGTTGGCGATGGCGGCGTTCAGGTCGGAGGCGAGCAGCGCGTCGCCGATCGCCCAGGGATATGTCATGTCGTCACCTGCTGTAGTTCAGCATCAGACAACTGACGCGGCCAACCCTGAACAATCTGTAGCGCGCCGTTGATCGCGTTATTACCCGGCGTCACACCGTCCGATCCGAGTTGGATGGTCGTGCCGGCCACCGTCAGCGCCACCGCGTTGGCGCCGAGCAGCGCGCCATTGACAGCGGCTTTGCTCGCACCCGTGAGCCAACCGAACGCCGCTTTGTTGACGGCGTTGAACGTCATCGCGGGCGCGACACCGGAGAACACCGAGGCGCCGCCTTTGATCGAGGCCACGAGACGACTGTCGGCGCCGATGGACATGACCGGAGAACCAGCGTTGCCACTGACGATGACCGGAAGCGAGGCGGCGGCGCCCGCCGGGACAAAGCGGACCGCGTAAGTCCCCGACACGGCGGGTATGAAAGACATCGAAACCAAATCGGCCGCCCGCGCCACGGCGGCGGATGTCGTCGGAATATAGCTGGTCAACGCACCAGCTTTGGCCTCGGCGCCCCAGACAAACGCCGTATAAGCAGGCGTCGCGGCCTGCGTCGCGTCGCGTCTGTCTGTCCCGATGCCGAAATACCATGGCACGGCGGTCAGGTTTGGCGTCGTCAACGTGAATCGTTGCCACGCCGCCGTCAGCGTGGCCGCCGTCTTGTAATACAGCACCCCGTCAGGCGTGACGGAGAAGTAAGCCAGTTCGCCGCCGACAGTGCCCTTCAGCCAAACGCTGATCGTATAAGGAGCCGCCGTCGCCGTGAACGCCTGCGATATCGTGCTGAAATTAGGCGCGGACGGCACCGCGACGAACGCGACACGAGACGCCGTTGTCGTTCCATCCGGCGCGGTCGTGTTGTTGCCGGTTACTGTTGGCGCGCTGCCGCCCTTCACCCACGCGGCGTTCGACATATCGCCGCTTTGTAAAATCAGGTTCGTGCTCGCGTCCTCGATCAGCAGCCCGCGTAACGATCCGCCTACGTAATCCCAGCGCGGTTGATTAACCGCGGCTGTCTGGATCAGACCGGATGCGTCCTGATATGACGCGGGCGAGGCGCGGCTGAACGTGACGCCGGCCGGCATGTTGCCCGATGACATGAAGTTGAGATCGAGCGTCATGCCGGGGGGCGGGGACGGCCCGCCGGCTGAGATGCCGCCGCCATACTGTTGTGCCACCTGACGGGAGAAATACTTACACCAGCCCTGGGGACTGACCGGGCCGATGACCTTGCCGCAGGAACGAGGGGCGACGAAGAAGCGACAGTAGCCGCATTTCTCCCGCCCGCCCGCGTCGGTGTAGCGCGCGGCGCTTTTAGAGACGCGATGAACGACGAAGGACATCAGAAGGATACCAGCTCAGACCTGAGCGGAGCACCGGAAAGGTCACTCTGCTGTTTCCAAAGGTTTGCCCTGGTCACCACCTGCTGAAACTGGGCGTCGGCCTGGGCCGCGCGATCGTCATCCAGCTCGAACAGCGCGCCGTGTTTGATCACACCCCAGAGGTAGACCGCGTAGAGCTGCTCCAGGACCGGGTTGGTGTCGGACGGGAGGAGGAGCGGCTTTGGCTTCGCATACCACTCCATGATGACGACCTGCGGCAGCCAGGCGGGGTCGGGTGGATCGGGAAGGATCGGATGGGGGAGAAACTCGATGCAGTCTCCCGTCAGCCGGTAGGATGTGCAGACCTGACCGACCGCGCCGACGACGGCGCCCTCTTGCCACGCACTGGACTGTCGCCCCACCCAGTGTCCGCTCCAGGCATCCTTGAGCCGCAACATCTCGCCCGACGTGGCGTCACGGATCGACGCCATGGTGGCGAAGTCGGCCGGCAGCGAGATATAGGCGCTGTCGATCGGCTGCGTGCCCGATGTGATCTGACATCGGGCGCGCAGGGTCTCGGCGATCTCGGTCTCGACCATCAGCACCCAGCCAGGGATCAGGCTGGTTAAATCCCTGCGATTCAACCAGTTCTGAACATCATCCTGGAGCTGCTGATAAGAGGCCACCTACTTCTTGTCGTTCTTCTTGTTGGCTTTCTTATCGTCGTCCTTGTCGTCATCGTCGTCGGTGACGGCCGTCCGGGGTGGTGTGGTCGAGGTAGACTGTTGCGGAGCGGGATGCAGGCCGGTGGCGACCGGCGGGTCGTTCTCGCCAGGGGCCGGGCGATGTTGGCCCGTGCCGCGCGCGGTCGCGTCCGCGGGCGGGGTCGGATCGAACACCGGATTGCCGGGGGACTGGACGCCATCGGCGGTGTGGAAAGGCTGGTGGAGAGACTCCTCGGCGATCGTCCCCACCCTGATCCGCTCCTCCGCCGCTTCCATGGCGGCGGCCACGGGGTCATCGGCGTCGGGATAGAGCTTGCCGAGGAGGGAGCGGTCGAAGCCGTCCACCAGAACGGGTTTCAACGGGCCGAGGGGTTTGATCTCGGTCATGCCGTCCTCGGTGCCGGGCAGCATCCCGATGCCGGCGAGCGGCACCGTGCCGACGCCCGCCGTGCTGCCGGGCGGCATGATGCTGCCGCGGTTCATGTTGGGAACAGCATCGGGGCCGATCCCCGGTGTGCGCCGCATCGGCGCCGGGGGTGGTGTGGTGGTCGAGGTTCCGCTGGCCATTTCAGAGGGTGCTCCGATCATCGGTTCGGAAGACGCTGTTGTCCGGGTCGTTCAACCAGGCGTTCAGCGCCTTCTCGTCGTTGGTAATCCCCAGTTTCTTCAGGTGGTTCCAGATCACCAGCGGGATGCGGGCGACGTGGACGGTATCGCGCCTGACGTGGGGGTCGAAGTTCGATGCGATCGTTTTGGCGCTCTCGGTGATCGCCTTGGTGTCCTGGGAGTGGACGAACAACAGCCCGCCGTCCTCCCGCTCCACCTCGGTGTGGCGGAGCGTGACAGGGTCAAAGCTCTCATAGAGAAGGGCGCTCATTACTGGTTGAGGTCCGCGATCCAGGCATGGGCCTTTGGCGCGGTCGGACGAAGAGATCCCTCGAACAAAACGGCGCCTTGTGTGTTGTCACCCGTCTTGGCGAAGTCCAGTTCGATTACGTCACGACCCGGCAGCGGCGCCAGTTCGACATAGTCGGTGGAGACCAGCAGGATCTGGTTGGCGGGGCAGAAACGATCAGGCGCCAGTTGAATCGTTCCGAAGTTCGTCCGGTAGACATCGACCGCGCCCATGATGGTCACTTCTTGCGATGACGTGACGTTCTGGATGTTCTGGGCGACGACCGCGTTGCCCGTGCCGCCCTGGGACAGCGTGGCGAAATACGCCTTGATGTTGCCCGACATGATGCCGAGCGTTGGCTTGCCGCCGGCCTGCCACGCCTGCTGCACGGCGGCGTCGAGCATCGCCAGCGTGAGGTCGCGCTTGGTGCCTGGCGTGCCCGCGTTGGACCCATCGCCGACCGGCATCACGCCCGCGCCGGTGCCGCGTGAGCCATTGGCGCAGTAACAGGGCAGGCCGCTCATGTGACGCGGATCGGTGATGGTGCGGACCAGCGGCGACGTGATGGCGAACTCCAGGTCGCGCTTCACTTCCATCCCGCGCAGGATCAGTTGCCTGTCATATTCGTCCTCGCCGCCGACCATATCGACCGACCGCAACGTGTTGGACACGCCGACCGTGCGGACGAGGATCTGGGCGATGTTGTTCATGCGGACGGGTTTCGTCACCGCCTGCATGGACGCGGTGAAACCCTCGGGCTGGGCGTTATCCGCCACGACCCCAAGCTCCTGAACAACCCATTCGGTGAGGATTTGTTTCGCTTCCACACTGGGAATAGCGGAAACAAGCGGTGTCTCGTCGGGGTCGATCTGGAAGATCACATCACGGAGATCTTCCTTAACTCCAATGGCGGCCGGCTCTAAATACGTGTTCGCCGGCGCCGCACCCATTGTTCCAAGGGCCATGTCGCATGTCTCCAACGCTGGCGCGGCGCTCCACGTGGAGCCGCTCGCGCGGTGAAACCGATGATGGGATTGGTTTCGCGGTGGATCGATCCGGCTTAGGCGAGGTTGGTGCGGAGCACTCCTCGCGGCGCGTGATCAGTCATTGGCGACGGCACGTCCCGCCGGTTGGTTGGTGCCTGATGACACTCCATGGGGCGACGGGGTGATTATTGAGACACGTTTGGCTGTCTGTCCAGGGTTAACGCGCACCACCGTTCATCGCCGCCCGGCGCGCCGCGATCAGGGCCGCGCCGCTACGGGCATCGGGGCGGGCCTGGAACGCCTCGGTGGCGGCGGCGACGCGCTCCGAGGGCGCGGGCGGCGGGGCCACGCCACGCGCGGGGACAGAGGATGACGGTGGCGCGGAGGTTTTCGCGCCCTCCACCCAACGATCGAACATCGCCGCCTTCATCAT